GCCAAAGGTTTCATGTGGCTACAGGTACACGGTGTTATTAATGATCTTCATTGCCGGTGGTTGATTAGTTAAGGAGTAGTTGTGCCTGCTTTACCTGCTTTGTATAGTTGCCACCCTCAACCTTGGCACCGTTGTTTACCAGCTCGTAAATGGAGGCGATTTTAGCCCTTAATTCGTTTGTCATTAGTTATTGGTTTCAGTGATGATCATTATTAACCTGTTCTTTTCGCCTTGTAAATTGAGCTTCCACAATTCGATTGAAGTTGCTTCACGATATATCTTGAAAAAGAATGAATGCTGAAAGTTGTTAGTGCGTTTCAGTTTTAAAATGTCTTCATTAAAGCACCGTTCAAAACTTTCAATGGATGTGCAGTAGATGCTTGCAAGTTGCCTGGCCAGTGACTTAACCTCCAGCTCCTGCCTTTGGCTCCTGTTGCTTTTTAATTCAATCTGTAGTTTCATTGCTAGTTAGGTTTTAAAACCCTGCAGGCACAGCGCCTGCAGGGGCATCGATTGCCAATTAAAAATTGGTCTTGGCCTTTAGCGGCTTTGTGCGACACCGGGAGTCGAACCCGGATCAAAGGGATATGAGCCCAATCAGCTACCATTACTTGCATGTCGCATATAAGGCACTCCGGTAGAAACCAGAGTGCGTCTGTAACCCTTAAATTAAAACAAGAACAGCCGCTATATGCTGCCCTGCCAGGCCGTGAAGCCTGGCAGGGAGCTGGTTAGAAAACCAGTTCCGTGTTTCCCTCTACACATTGGGGATTTAACAGGATAACAAACTTTAAAAGAACTTATTTGCGGGGAAGAACAGGATCGAACTGTCTCTACGATTACGATTCGTGTGCGCCATTTACACTACCTCCCTATTCGCCAGGGCAACCACTCCCTGGCTACTCAGAAAAACCACAAGAAAAAAAGAACTAGATATTGCTGAATTGCAAATTGATATTTTGATACTGTCCCTGCTCATCCTTTACCCACACCCTGTAATACTTTTTACTGCTGTCTATGTTCTGGCTTTCACTGATCAGGTTCAGTGCTTCCTGGAAGCGGCCATCCTTAATCTTTGATCTCCACTTTAATAATCCCAGCACCTTCTTTGTATCAAGGCCACCCTTACCGCTGTGAAATGCGCTGTTGATCAGTTGGCGTACAATGTCATCAGTGCCGCTGGTATTATCTTTAATAAACTCATCGAGCCTTTCCCTTGCCGCTGCAATCATTGCCTCATCAAACTTTACGGTATCGTTATTATTAACCTCAATGCGGATGCTCTTATCGAAGTTGTACCAGGTAAAGCTGCCCTTTTTTGTAAGCGTTTTACCCTCTGCTTTTGATGCCTCATAGATAGCATTCTCCGCAAGCCTGATCTGATCATGCAGCGCTTTCAGCTTTGCGCTTACGACCATTGATTCTTTAACCAGGCTTGCAGCCAGGCGCTCTTTCAACTTCTCACTTTTATTAACCCTTGTAAAGGGTATGCTGATACCCTGCTCATCTGTCCAGGGCTGTCCTGGCTTTTGTGTAACCGGTACCAGGTTGTTTGTTAATTCAGTCTTTGCCATACTGTGTATTTTTTAAATGATTAAAAACTTTTTGTGTCCAGGTCTTCCAGTAGCTCCCTGTCGAGCTGGTAATTATTGAGCATTGCTTCTTTCCACTGATCGTAGGTGTTAGTCATGGCGCACTGGTAAGGTTCATTGATCAGCCACTCCTTATCATTCAGTGTCCATTTAAAGCGCCACCAGCTCCAGAAGAAATTAGTAACCCTGCCATTTTTAGTAGCCTCAACTTTTACAAGCTGATTGTAATTGTATTTAGGGTTGCTGAATTGCTTACAAAAGTTTTCGGCAAACTCACAGCCTTTATCAAACATCATGGCACACCATTGCCCTTCATCCATACGTGTAAGGCGCAGTACTTCTTTCTTTACAGAAAGCACATCGTTCATTTTTACGGCGGTTTCAATTGTCTGTGTCATTATGCTTGTATTAAAGTTTCAAGTATTGCAATGGTTCTCTCATTCTGTTCTACGGCCATGCGAAGTGTGTTGCATGCTCTCCCGTCCTCGTGGAATACTTCATTTGATAAATCAATTAGCGCTATACTATTGTGAGCCATGTTGTTTAGCAGGTGTTCCAGCTGGCTGCGTTGTTCTGTTGTCATGGCCTTAGTTGTTTTGTTGTTTAAGTAATTCTCTCAGCACAATTCTTTTAATGCGGCGGTGATCTTCAACAACTGTTACCATGCGGCCACCCTCACTTTTCTTTATAGGGCTGCACTCGTTAAAGATGGCGGCGATCCTGTCATCATCAGTTATGCCATTAGCCTTGCATATCTTACTTACATCAGCCATCGTGCTACCAGGTAAAGTGATATACCTGCGACCGAGCCTGCTATCTGTTTCATCAAAGCCCTCTTTGTTATACTTCACCCCTTTTTTAATCATCTTGGCCAGGGCTTCTGTACCAAAGGCAACCATTCCCATTTGCCCTTCCAACTCGTTAAAGAGGTGTATAATGATGTTGGTAAATGCGCTGCCTCTTAAACTGTTGGCCTGATCAATCAGCAGTACCGGCTTTGAATCAACACGCATTTTAAAGAAGTCGATCACCAGCTGCAGCAGATCATCGTTGGTACTGTTCCTGCTTTCTGGATTGATACCCAGGCTACGCAGCAGGTACATTAAAAAGGTTCTGTTGCCCCATGCCCTGCAGCGTATGTAGTAGGTGCTGTTGCTTGCATCGCCACTTACATAATTCCGGCTGGCTACTGTTTTACCGCTTCCTGCTTTTTCGCTTACGGCCATGAACAAACTTTTTTTGCGGCTGTCGTTAATTACCACCATCAGTTTTTTAAGGTTGGTGGTTTCAACAATGTTCCAGTTGTCTTCAAATAACTCCAGGGCTGCAATGATCCTGCGATACATCTCTGTACCTTCTGCAGCGTACTTGCCCGTGCGTACCTGCGTAATAGCGCCATCGCTAATTTTACATTTGTTGGCTACTGCAGCGTATGAGCCTAATCTTGATTTGCTCAACTCGATTAACTTAGCTGCTTTCTCTTTCAAATTTTCTGTTACATTTGTGTTCATACAATAATTGGGTTTTTAGTTGAGGGCTATCATTCGCTGTGATAGCCTTCTTTTATTGGGTTAGTGTTAGTTTAATGATGGTTGAAGTGTTGATATTTCATCAGTTTTGTACAGGCCACTTCCAAAGGCTTTATAAAGCAGATGCCATACATACTCACAGCTTTCATAGGTTGCATCGCTTATTTCTAAAACATTTGCACCGCCTCTGTACATGCAGATGATCACTGCGTCGTAATGATTTTGTTTTGGGTTTGTCATATCTGTTAGTTTTAATTAATACTCGTTCCTTATATCATCATCACTGATCTCATCGCTGTGGCTGCTGTTCTTATACACCGGTGCAACTGTCATCTGCATAGTTGTATATGCACCCTCTGCATTGCTGTACTCATCCTTATTGCTGTAGCCTGGTGTAAGCAGTGTAACAATGTCATCCCCTACGGCTTTCTTATGCTGCAGTTCCATTTCACGGTTGCTGTTCATGGTGGCAATAATGGCTTTGCGTTTAGTAAGCTCTCCCCATTGTGCGTTAGGGCCATATACCTGTATATCTGTTTCCTCTTGTGCAGTGCCCAGGTATTTCTTTAATGGTTTATCGCTGGCTTCATACAGGTGGCAAACGCTCAGGTCTTCCAGATCATAACAAACCAGTACCTCTGAATAGCGGCTAATGATTTCGTGATCATAGATGCGGTATTTAAAAGCTGTTTTATAAATATCTGTGTGGAGTAAACCGCCGTTGCGAATGTCAAGTACCTTCTTCAATCCAAACAGGTAGCTAAACAGTTTAGGCTCTACGTATTTTACATTGGGCTTGTCGCAATCTTCATGTATCTGTTTAGGGCTTTTGCAAATGGTGGAATACTTGCGGCTGTAGTTGCTCAGCGGTGTAGAGCGGAACTTATTTAAAAAGGTATCAGCTTCTGCAGTGGCTGCTTCAAAATCAAAACCGTCCTGGTTTGCTTTTTTACGTTGAGCAGCTAAGTATTGCTCTGATCTGTGAGCATAACGGCGGCGGCTCTTAATACCTTGCCCGTAGTAGAAAGCGCTATCCTGCATAAATACAGTTTGCAGCGTGCCAAAGTAACGTTCCAGACTTGCCTTACCAGTTGCGCTGCTGGTGAATGTAATCTTTACACCCTGTGCCTGCAGATCAGAAACAAAGTTTTTAAACTCAGGTGTGTTGTGACCAGGGAATTTATCAAATACAAGTTCGTAAGGAAGATAACCGGCTTCTTTAACTGCCATCGCTAAAGCATTGTGGTAAGCCCAGCGATTCTCCGCATAATCATACTCTACACCCAGCACATCGCCACTCATAAGATCACGAACCTTTATCATGAAAATATACTGTGGGTTCTTTGCCCTGGCTTCACCTACTGCATCAGCTTTTGCTTTGTGAGGGATAATGTTTACCCTGGTAGCATCTACCTGCCAGCAGTCACCTGCAAACATTGGCTTTGCCAGTGATATATAAGGACGGAATTTATTAGCATGGCTGCTCTTATCTCCAAAGCGCTGCAGTTCGGTCAGGTACTTAACATTATGCTGCTGCATTATAGTACCGATATACCGCTCTGATGGCGTTGGTTTTTCGTACAGGTTACACAGGTCGGCTATTTTGCGGATGATGTAACTGTTTGTGTAGTTCTGTCCCATTTCCCTGAGCGTAAGTATCCAGGCTGTAACCTCCTCATCATTGTATTTGGCTGGGTTCTTATTACCGGCTCTTTTCAGGGTAACGATCTCGGCAATGGGTGTACCGTTCATGGCTTCAACAACTTTCTCTTTTACCCTGCGGAAATTATGTGGTAGGTAGCTGTCTAATTGTTGCAGTACTGCTGCAGCTTCTACAAACAGGTTGTTCTTTTTAAGATCGTAATTGTTGTTCTTTATATATAGTACCAGGCTCTCCAATGTTGCGGCTGCTTTTGCAAGGTTTTCCTGCTGTTGTTTTGTGCAGTCGCCGTAGCACTGCAGGTAAGCAGTATAATGGGTGTTTAAATACTCTTTAATGTAGGTTTCAAGGTTGGCGCTGGCCGTTGGTTTCTCATTTAGTTTTTGTTCCAGCTCCTCTATTGTTGGTAGCGCAACTTTTTTATCTGCAGGGATATTATCAAAGCAATAATAGAATGTGCCGTTTTGCTTACTGTATCTCCAGCTTTTGCCGGTATCGGGTAAGGTATCTGCATTTTTAAAACAGTTGGCAACACTTGCCTTGTAGCGTGGCCTGGCAGCAGCGCCCAGGTAATCGGCATTTAAGTCGGGCAGGTATTGTAGTAGCGTCTGCTCACTCAGCCAAACTTTGCTGTGCTTTTTTAAAATCTGTGGTTGTAACTGCATAGTGGTTGTTTATGCTTTTACTGATTGTTTTACTGATCTAATGAGCTCTTTCTTATTGTTCTTTAAACCGGAGGTCAATTTGCGGTAGGTGTCTTTTATCGTTTTAGCCTTTGCAATGGCTTCCGGTTTCTTGGGTATGTATGTTCCGTTGATGATCTTTCTCACATAACTCACATCAACTTTATTGATATTAGCGACCATCGTTGCGACCTCGTTTCTTTGAGAAGTTTTGCTATAACACATAAGGGGTATTGGTGATTTCATTTGTTTGACTATCTTTATTCCCGTTTAACAGGAACAAATATATCAACATTCTTGAGATTACAAGTAATTTCTTGATTTTTTTAAAACTATTATGGTCTACTTCTACACGAACCTTCGGCATCTCCGTATCAGGAGGGGCTGGAAACAGGAGGATTTGGCTGCGAAACTGTTTGTAAAACCGAATACAATCAGTAATTATGAGAATAATAAAAGCAGTCCTGACTTCGAGATACTTGATGTTATAATCAAGTTATTTGGGGTTACCGCCGATCAGATTCTGTTTAAGGATTTGGCAGATGATCAGCACATTTCGGTAGTCAATGACGAGCCGCCCGATTATATCAACAAAGGTGATCCTGGTACATTTAACTTCATGAAAGTTGTACTGGATAAACTTTCAACAATAGAAAATGAAATGAGAATTATTAAAACCCAAACAACAAAATGATGAGAGCTTTCACCCTTCTAACTCTATTAGTTATCTGCAGTACTGCCTGTATTGCACAGGACAGTACTGCAGAATACAAAGCCCGTAGGCAAGCCAGTTTTAAGATGATGGCACCGCATGGTTATCTCACTGTATTTATTGGTGAGGATATTAATGACGCCACCGTTCCGCTGCAACTATTTTTCACTGATAACATGCAAATGATTTTAGGCGATGCAGACAGTGATTATAAGGTTACTAAAACTGCTACAGGATCAACCATCAGGATGACCTTTAAAGAACAGATAAGTTACGGTAACCAAAAGCGCATTGTGCTTACTTTGAATGTTAACGAAAAAAGCAAAATACAATCCTGCACTTTTACCGGTGACCGTATTAAGCTGATCGACTTCTTTGTAAAGTATTGGAATACCAATGTGCAAAGCAGTGATAAGAATAATGTAATTGCTGTTCGTATGATGCCAGGCGAAAAGGCAGAGCTTTTAAATAATAAGGCCGTTGTATCAATCAAGGTTTCAAAGATTTGATTGTACTTCTTTCACAGCATCACCAGTAACCAATAAATCCGGTACCACTTCCACATACCTTTTGATATCTGCAATTGATGGCTCACTGTACATGCCTGAATAAGTGAGCAAATCATAAATAGTTACTCCACTATCCACCGTTAAGTCTGAGAGCCTGGTTAATTTACCAGTGTTGGCGCTTTGTATATTATCCAGCACATGCCTTACCAGGTTAAGTAATGTTATTTGTTTTAAGCCCTCATCCATGTTGGTTGATATGCTGCTGGTTTCCCATGTGGCATCCTGTACTATATGAAAGCCACAGTTCATTGTACCGGTGTATTGTTTGCCGCTTTTGCTCCAGTCTATTTTAAGCTCATAAAACAGCGCTGGCAGCTCAAAGTATTCAAACTGCTCAGGGTTTAATGGCTGGCCACGAAACTTATCAATGTGTTTTACGATCGGAATTGCTGCAGCTTCAAAAAGATCGATTGTTTCCGGTGTTTCAAAGGCTGCTTTGATGGCCTTAATAAATAGTGCGTCCATTGTGATTATCCTTTAATTGCACGTATCATTCGTGCGGTTAATGCCCTTTGTATTTGTACATCCATTACAGGTGATGCGCCCAGGAACTTACGCATGGGTATTTTCATTTTGCGCTGGTGAGATTTTACAACAATGTCCGGTGTGCCATTGGCTATTGTTTTTCTCGACCTGGTACGCTCAGCGCCGCCCCTGGTTGTGTACTTCTCTTTTATTTTGGTATACACATGGCGCTTGTGTTCTTTTACCGTTACATTGCCCTGGTAACCTTCGTTATGCGCCCGTGCGTATGCGCCCGTGAGCTTGCTGGTACCAATGATTGCTTTGTTTGAATCAACCAGTATTTTGTGAACATCCCGTTTTAGCCTGGCAGACTTAACCAGTATGGCACGGCCAGCATCCCGTTTGCGTTGCTGCTTTCTTTTTTTCCAGGGCATTGTTGTTGCGCCTACCCAATTTTGCGCCCTAAAGCGTTCTTTAGTAAAGTTCACGGCAACGGTTGCTGCAACATTGGGCAATGTTCTATAACATGCATCAATGCGGTTCATCATTGCAGTAAACTCCTGCAGCTCCGGTATACTACTCATAACTTGTCTCCAGGTTGTGAACGAATCGGGCAAACAGCTCATTACATAAATCGGCTACATCCTTTTTGGTAAGCGCCTCGCCATTGGCATTACCCTTCATAGCTATATCGCCACTGATACCAATGTTTTGAGCATGTATAGTAATATTGCGAACCTGCTCAGCCTTACCGCTGATGGACGTTCCGCCTTTATCTTTCTTATCCTTTGGTGGCTTGGTTACTTTAGGCGGTGTTAACCCTGCATAAAGATTGTGATCCTGGAATCCATAGGCGTTACTGCCATTGCTAAAATCCTTTGGGCCCATTGGTACCATGCCTGCAGTGCCGAATGGGTTCGGGCCTACTGGTATTTGTGTTACACCTGCTGTAACCGGTACCGGTGTTGTTTCACTACTAAAGCCCAGCAGCTCTTTCATTTTAGTATATGCCCCATCAATGAAATCAAAAATTGGCTTAATAGTATTTTCGTAAACTGCACTGATGGCATCGCCAACTTTTCCAAATGCCCAGGATATTGCATCCATCACTTTGCCGAGTGCCCAAAATATGTCTTTAAGTATCGTGCTATGATTAACTGCATCCAGGATAACCTTTACAATGTTTACAAATGGTTTGATAAGGCTCCATGCGATTGATCCTACAAAAGAAATGGCTTCCCATACACCACTAAGCAGGTTCTTCATTGTTTCTAAACCTGTTTGAATGTAGGGCAGTATCTCATTACCCAGCGCTCCGAATGTATCGCTGATCGGCTGCCCTACTTCAATCATGGCAGCGGTGATCTCGTTCTGTACCTTCGCCCATCCATCTCCTGCTGTAGCACTGTTTTTATAAGCCTCGCCCAGTTGCCCCTGGCTGTTGGTAACAAAGTCTATGTTCTCACGTAGCTTGTCAACATTCTGCGTCATACTGGCAATGGCGGTACTGGTTTCCATATCAAAGCCGATCTGATCAAAGAATTTGACTTTGCTCTCACTTGTTAAACCGTCTGTCTTTTGTTTAAGCTGATCAATTATTTCAATCAGCGGTTTCATTTCGCCGGTGGCCGTAAATACATCGATGCCCAAACCTTTCAAACCAAGCTTGCCCTTGCCGCCATTGATAATGCTGTCGTCGCTAAGTGATTTAAATAGGTTGCTCAGGCCGGTACTACTCTGCTCACTACTCATACCCTGCGCCGTTAGGAAGGCGAATGAGCCTGCAACCTGTTCCAGGCTAAAGCCTGCAGCTTTCGCCATCGGGATAATCTTTGGCAGGTATTGAGCAATATCTTTAAACTCTGCATTGCCCCGGTTTAAAGTGGCAAACAACACATCATAAACCCTGTTGGCATCCATTACGCCGCTACTGTTCATTACACTAACAGCGGCCATCGCTGTTGTTTCCACATCTGTAAAACCAGCCTTTGCAGCCTGCAGTGTTGGCTCCAGGGTTTGCAAAGCAGTGTTGGTATCCAAACCTGCAGAGATGATCCTGTTGAAAGCGCTGGGCACTTCCTGCAGGGGAATGGTATTGCGTTTTGCAATGTCCATTATCTCTGTACCCAGACCGTGCAGATCTTCTTTACCCAGCTGAGCGGTTACATTCACTTTTGCCAATGATGTATCCCATTGCTCTGCCTGGGCTTTGGCGCTTGCAAATACACCAGTTAATGCAACTACACCGGCAATGATGCCAGTAATAGGATTACTGATCAGGCTCAGCGCATTGCCCAGCCCTGGTATCTGATCTTTCATGGCGCTGAAAGTTTCAACATAGCTGCTCTTTAAACCTTTCAGCTTTTCTTTCATGCCCTCAACATTGTCGCTTACAAATTTCCTGGCCGTATCGAGCGTACCCTTCAATTTGTTTTTAAGCTCCAGCAGTAGTGTGACTTTTGCTTGTCCGTCCATTGTATAAAAATTTATTACCTTTATGTTTCACGTGAAGGAAATCACTTCACTTAATTGTGATTTGCTTTTAACATTTAACCGTTGATCATCCTTAAAGCTGTGTTACTGCTGTGCATACATGGTATAGAGCCCGAAACAAGGCCAGGTGATTAACGGTTATTTTTTTTGATAGGTTAACATGCCCTTCCTCAATGCTTCTCCCTTCAACTCGTACCAGGTCTGTATCTCTAAGTTTTGTTTGCCCAGGCTGGTTGTAACTGCAAAAGATGTATCGCCGTAATGTTTCACATACACGGCCTGGAACTGTTTGCTCTGGTATTGGTTAAACCAAACTTCATCAGGCTGCTGCAGCGCTTCCTCAATGTTTGGTACCAGCTGGTGCCTGCGTTCTTTATCACTGGTATAGTTGCCTTTGGTATGTTGCTTAAATACATCTTTCTTTAAAACAATCTTACGCTGCAGGTGATCGGTATAGCCCATATAGTTCTGTCCCTTCACCGGTTTAAATAACTCTGCAGCATTTTCCTTTGTGATTGTTTTATCAACGCTGATGTTCTTTTTACCCTTGCCGGATTGTGCAAGGTCTTTCAACCCATAGTCGCTATACTTGATTGCATCAATACTATTGGCAATGCCATTATCTTTTACGTATTGCTGGTTAGCTGTAAATACTTCGCCGGTTTCGGCTCTGTTGATACCAAATATTTTCTTTTGCTTATCCGTCCAGCCAATTAGGTTTACAGCTTCATCGCCGGTGGTTGTTTTTCCTTTGGCATCGTCGAGGTACTGAGTTTCATCACAGCGGCAACCAAAATCATTTGGTGGCCATAGCACCCTGGCTGCTTTATCATCAAAGCTGAATATCCGGCCATCAAGTAAAGCGTGCTTAACTCTTACATGATCATCACCTACGGTTTGGTATTGCCAAAAGTTGGTAACGGTATCTTTCTCATAAAGGAATTGATTGAACCGGCTTGCGCCCTGGCCAGTGGCAACTGCAAAATCCCACTCAGTTCTAAGGTGGTTAACGTCCAGGTCTTTTATCAATGGCCTGGCTGCATCTCTAAACTCGTTAAAGCTGTTTATTTCCAGCTTGTCCTTGTTTACAAGTAACTCATTCAATGCAAGTACACCTGCCTTTTCCCTGGTAGCACTAAAGTGAAATATGTTGTACTCCATTGCTGCCAGCGCCCGGTGATCAGTGGCGTTGTAATCAATCTGCAGGCGGCGCTCTCCCCATCCATCCCAAAGGCCATCCCTTAGCTTTTTACTGGTGAGTACTGCTCTTAATATCTGCAGCTTGTTAGTACTCTTACCAGTCCACACGTTTTTTAAAAGTTCCACTGCCAGGTCTGCCATACCTGGTATATCTGTCCAGGATGCAAACGGGGAGTGGTTATGTGAGCAGCTGCTGCTGTAGGTTGGCCATACAATACCGGTGGCTCCCAATGCTATGGCCAGTACATTGGAAGCCTTCTTAAAATTTGCAGTAGGAGCGTTATCGGGTGTAGCTGTTGTTGGTGCGGTAAACTTGGTGAATGGAATGCCGAACTTCTTTGTTGCCCAGGCAACATCTACATCAGCTCCCTTCTCCAGGAATCCTTTTACAATAACCCATAAATCTTTAAGGGCAAGCCTTTCGCTTCTATCAAATGAAAATTCCCAGCTTTCTGAGTAGCCTTTTAATTTTGGTAGGATCTGTTTGTTAACTACGAACTCTATAAACGTCATATCCTCCTCAACGATCATGGCAAAACTTTTTTCGTGCGTTTTGCTTTGGTTGTAGCTGCTACCACTATCACTGATCATGGTACCGCCAACAATTCGTTTACTTATTTCTTCATTGGCCAGCTTTACCTGTTCAAGGTATACGTTGTATGGATCGCCTTTGGCAGCGCTGTCATGTATCTCCATTTTACTACCATTCGGAAATACTGCAGTAGCAGCTTCACCCAACTTTTTAAGCATTGAATGAATACGGGCTATTTCAGTTTTGTCCCTGGATGGTGTGGTTGCAGTTACCAGGGGAATACCAAACTTTTCACTAAACTCTGCCCAGCTCTCTCTTGCATTCTTTTTCCAGATCAAATCCTTTATGATATCATCCATGATACCAAAGTCACTTTGATGTATGGCGTAAACCATTGAGCCCTGCCATCCTTCATCATCTAAAGAATAACACACATCGCCACTGGTTTCTTTTAGCAGCAGCCTGCGCTGAGGTACAAGGTTTCGCCTCGGTAGTTTTACATAGCTCATGTCACCCGACTTGTAATAGGGGAACTGCAATCCGGTGTTTTTAAATAGTGCGGTTTCAACCAGGTCACCAAGCGCATTAAAAAACCAATCTTGTTTGATCTGCGCAGTTGCGTCTTCGTTTTTCTCTTTTGTCTTGCGGTCGCTGATCATGTAAGGGTTGCACCTGGTTGCGCTGATCCTTAAACCAATTTGGCTACCTAAATGGCCATCCGGTTTAATGTAATCATAATAATCCTGCAGCATTGCCCAACGTGGTGCATCAGGTGCGTCGGCCATCTCTCTTGCAGACTTCCAGCTCTGCAGATCACGGCGGCTCCTGTCCTTAAACTCCTGGGCAATTTCCATAATGATGGCAGTATCTGCTTTACTGATGGCATCATAGCTGCCGGTTGCAGGTGAGAATAACGCTTTTGCCCCGGCTTTGGCAGCTGCCCTAATATTGTTCCACTTCATTTGAAATATTTGTTTTTAGAATTTGCGATTTAAAGCCCGATTTTCAGGCGAGAGGTCTGTTTGTACAGCTCCACCCCCCAAAAACGGGATTTAAGGAGATTAAAGGCTGTTTTGGGGGCTTCCTACGTCTTCCAGTCATTCGGTTCACGGCTGGAAATTTGAAAGTCGCCGGAAACGTCTGCTTCCTCCCCAACAATTGGCGGTAAATCAGTTACCGGAATTTCTGCCTTACCGGCCTGCGTTAACCAGGCGATGGCGTCATCGTATTCTATCTTTCGGTGTTCCGGAATATCCTTCATGCCGGTTTGCTGGCATAGCTTGTACAGGGTAATGCTTACAACTATGTCTAGGATAAACATATTTCTGTCATCGCCGGTGGCGCTAAACAGCGCATCGCAATCGAAGCGGCCACCGATATACATGCGGATCAGGCTGATGGCAGTGTCCTCTGCTTTTTTAAGTTTTGGCGGCTTAGGATCAGTTTCAGTAAATGGAGCGCCGGTAAGAACTTTCTTTATTTCATCTCTTACCTTCCAGTAATCATCATAGTTAATGAATGCCATTATGTGCGGTGTTTTGATTGTGAATGTGTATCAGCACGGCTGCTGGTGGCCGGATCATCTCCCATGCCCCTGCTTAGTTCTTCCAGCTCCCTGAATGCGCCATGTACTGCATCAGGGTAATCATCATGCGCCTTGCTTCCTTTTTCAAAAGAGGTAAACTGTTCAATCGCCTCTACCTGGTCGGTATCTTCTTTCTCATCCTCATTAAACCAAACATTGCGGCGCTCAAAAAAGCCCAGGATACTTTCAACCCTGTCGTGCTTACCTTCTTTCGGGCGCTTGTCTGCAACGATCGGGATATAATAATCCCTTGTATCGCCTTCCTCATCAAAGTCATTGATAAACTCATCCTGTGCAAACAAGCCTTCTATTTTGTAGGTGATATTGTACTCACCGAGGCGCTTATCTTCATACAGATCATACAGCCAGATGGCAGCATTACGGCGGCTTACCTGTCGTAAAAATGAATGGATGATGTGTTTCTCTCTGCCAATTTTCCCTACCAGTACCATCGCCTTGTAATCGCCCTGCTCTTTGTAGGAAAGATCACCATACAGCACCAGGCTATCGTACAGGTGTAATGGCAACATCTTTTTATGTTGCATCATTTCGGGCTTAAACATCTTGCCCTCGGTAATGTGTATGTGCATTCGCTCACGGAGGAACGACCGGCGGTTATCGAAGTATAACTGCTCCCAATATTTGGCACTGGTTTTCTCTGGCCAGGTAGGTTCAAATTTAACCAGGTCTTTTACGGCGCAAACTTTAAGGATTTTGTAGTTGCTATTTTTTCCTTTGAGTTTGGCCTTCTTGATATTCTGCTCATATTTAACGTGCAGGCGGTTGGTAATACTCTTTTTGTGGAAGTTGTTATTTGCATAAACAAAGCGCTCAGTGCAATCATCGGAGTTATCGAAGCAGCCCATTATCTCTTCCTCGATGTATTCAACCATATCAGTCATTAACCTTTCGTTGCCGAGGTGTTTTTTGGTATCCACATCATCTACGTCGATATAATCAGGCCGCACTGAACCCTCTCTTAAACCACGTGGATCACTGCCAAAGCCCAACGCAAAAAAGCGGACGCCATCCGCTGTAACAAAATCGCCATTACTCCAGTCGCCGGTTACAGCTCTGTTGCCGTAATCATTCTGCAGGCGCTTATTCCTGGTAAGTTCGTTTTGAATGTCGCTGATCAGCTTCTTTGCTTTTACATCGGTGCGACCGATCAACAGCATAAAGCGCAGGTCGTTCTTAACATACATCAGGTATAATGGAATGCCTAAACCTAAATGCGTACTCTTAGCCGATCCCCTGTACATCTCTGCCAGCATGCGTATCTTCTTGTTTTTGATAACTGCATTGCCCAGGGTATCGTGAAACGTTGCGCTTTTGCATTTTGCATAGTGCGGAAAATAGTATTCAAACCACCTGGTGTATTTATCCTCCAGGTGTTTAATTCTTTTGTTCTTTTCAGCCTGGCTTTCACCCAGCTTTACCATTGTGGCTTTCTCAATGCGCTGGCCGTGCCTGTCATAGTCAGCCAGCAGCTTTAGCCACTTTTTGTCCTGCAGGTTATCCATCGGCATTGATTTTATGTATTAAGAACTTTTTGTGATACGGTAAGCACTCAACTGCCAGCTTCGGGTTTTCTTCTACAAACCAGGTATCCAGCATTTTCAATACTGCATGTACTACCTCTATGCTGATATTGCCATCCAGCTCACGAATTACTTTACTTATTTTACTGAGTGCATCAGCATCAACCTGGGAGTCTTCACCCTTGCTTACTTTCTCCAGTTCAGTAAGCAGCAGTGCTTTCAATTTTCGTGGGCTTGCAAGTATGGCCGCTCTTTCCTGTTCCCACTTATCATCCTGCTTCCATTTACTGATTGTTACCTCACTAACACCAACGTAATCGGCGATAGCCTTTTGCGTATAACCCTCGGTAATATAAAGATGTGCAGCCCATTCCCGTAGTTTGTTTTTCGTTTCTTTTTTGGTGGCCATAATAATTATTTGCGCCGTAAAAATGAGCTTAACAACAGGATACTTCTATTAAGTGTGAATCGCATTCTTACAACTGCGAAAGCCTTTCCTACATTCTTGTTTAGCGTATAGGTGCTGTTTAATGTTGTGGTTCAAATCATGACATACAAAGAAATTTCAGCAAACAGATGTGAAGTAAAATTTTACGGAGAAATCGGTAACTGGATGAACAATGGTGAGCAGTGGAGCAATGCCTTTGATGCGCTTGCAACCAGGTACCAGTTTATAGATGTAAGAGTTCATTGTCCTGGAGGATCAGTATTTGAAGGTGTCGTTATTTACAATGCGATTAAAAAGTGTACAGCAGAGGTTACCATCTACATTGATGGTATTGCTGCAAGTATGATGAGCATTGTAATGCTGGCAGCTAAAAACGTATTGATTGCAAGAAATGCCTTTGTAATGATTCATGCCCCATCAGGTTCAGCCGGTGGAACTTCTGCAGATCACTTTTCTATTGCGAAACTTTTAAAGAGTGTTGAAGCCAACTTTAAAAGAGACTATAAAGAAAAGACTGGCCTATCTGATGCTGATGTTGATAAGCTGATGGATGGTACAGATCATTGGTTTAGCGCTGATGAATGTAAGGCCATTAACCTGGTTAATGGTATTTATGATGAGGTTGAAAACACCAGCGCTGTATTTACTCCCGATAAGCCTGGACAGGTACAAACAATGTACGACCGCTTTGCCGCCCTGGCCGCTTCTGCAGCAAACCCTGCAGCTCCCGTTGCACTAAACAATCAAAACATAGAAATGAAAGAGTTAATAATCACAGTGTTTGCCCTTGCAGGGTTAACAAAAGACAGTAGCGATTCTGCAATCCTTGCAGCGCTTAAAGAAAAGTTTGATGCGGCTACTGGCCTCGCAGCTTCTCTTAAACAAAAGCTGGATGCAGCAGTGAACAGCCAGGGTGATACCCTTATTGCTGCTGCTGAAACAGCACAGGGTAAGCCATTTGATGAAACCCAAAAAGCGAACCTTAAAAAGCTGAGTGCTGAAAGTCTGGATGCTTTGAAAATGGCGCTTTCGTTTATCACTCCAACTGCAGCCGCTGCTGCTCCGGGTGCTGCTGCTCCTGCTGCTCCTACGGCATTGAGCCTGATTGCTGGTGAATCTAAAACTACACCAGGTGCAAGTAAAATACCTGCTGATCGTGCCGGTTGGAATTGGGATCAGTGGTGCGAAAAGGATGAAGCTGGTTTGAAAGCCCTCGGCTATGATGATCAGAACATCATCTACAAGGCGTCGTACAAAGTGGATATGCCTAAATAAAACTAACTGCTATAAGAAAGCGAACGAAACGATCACTTACAAATTTTTAAAACAAATCAATAGAATGAAAACGATCAAATTTTTGAGCAGTTTGTTCCAGGCGTTAATCCTGGTGTTACTGGTATCTGTAGCCGCCGCTACTTTTGGAGCCGATCCGGTACCGGTATTTTATGTTGGCCTGGCATTAACTGCAGTGCTTACTGTTGTTGCAGCCTTTAACCAAAACCCTGTTAATGCATTATCAGCCACCATCTTTAAAGAAGTGTGGACAGGTGAGATCATCAAACGTGTAAATATCCTGGAGTCTTTTTCCTGGGTAAATGCAATCGTAAGAGATTACAGCAGGTTTGTATCTGTACTAAATGAAGAGGCTCAGGTAATTCACCTTGCAAGTTTCCCCATTCAGCCAGACGTATTGATTGATAATACTACTTATCCAATACCGGTACAGGCACTTACTACCAGCGACGTGCCAATCAGTTTAAATAAGTTGCAGACAAAGGTTACTGCAGTAACGGATGATGCATTGTATGCCAATACAACTAATCCAATGGTTTTACATGCAGAGGCTCATGCCAATGCAGTGTTGGAAACCAAGTTTGCTTTAGGCGCATGGAACATTTGCCCATCTGGTAACTCAGCAGCTATGCCTGTGATTGTTGCCACCGGTGCTGATGACGGTACTGGCCGTAAGAAGCTGCAGTGGGCTGACCTGGTAACCTTTAAAAGAGCATTGGATAATGCAGTTCCTAAAATTCCATCTACACCCGGCTCAAGGATATTGGTATTATGCCAGGATCATGAGAATGACCTTGCAAGTGTTGACCAAACCTTTAAGGATAAGTATTACGATTGGGCATCTGGTAAACCATTTAATGCACTCGGATTTACTTTCTACAGCAGCGAAGCAAACCCTTACTATAACACTACCACATTGGCTAAACAGTCATTTGGTGTTACGCCAACCAGCGCAATGAGAAGGGCTACCATGTTCTTTAGTAACAGGATCGTTGGTAAGGCAAATGGTGGTACCATTCCATACTTAACCCCAAAAACTGCAGAGACACAACAGAACACAATGGCTGTAAGGCATTACAACCTGATCAGCAG